TAAATGGAAAAGTTGAAAAGAACATTTCTAATTTACCCGGAATCACTGAACAACGATTTAACCAACTACAAGAGATAGAAGCAGTATTAAACTATCTCAATATCCAATTACGCAAACTACGCAGGAAATATTTCCAAAAGTACTTAGAAGGGTACAATAGAGCCTTGACAAGTCGTGATGCAGAGAAGTATACTGATGGTGAAGATGAAGTAATTGATTTCGAAGTATTGATCAACGAAGTTGCATTACTTAGAAATAAATGGCTTGGTATCTTGAAGGGTCTTGATAGCAAGCAGTGGCAATTGGGCCACATCGTTCGGCTACGCACAGCCGGCATGGAAGATATAACGGTGAGTTGATGACTACAAGTAACGTTCTAGGAAATACTATCCAGGTTAAAACATCATTGGATGATTTGTTTAAAGCCTGGGCAGGAGAGAAAAAGGATGAGATTAAAGTCTATCCTGAAGACATCTTAGTATTGAGTTGTTGCCTACAACGATTGACGCAGGGCATGTCATATGGTTCTAGATTCAATCGTAGCCTGCACAATGAGGATCTACCTAATAATGTTCTTGATCTAGATAGGGAAAAAGCAAAAAAGATCAGACAATATTACAAAGACAAGTTGTTGTTATTGACATTGCGTGATCAAAACTTAACTAAGTTCAGGAAAGATTTGCAGATTTTCTTGTATGGCGAACCTGCTAAGGTATTGGATAGTCACGTTGGTCTTGTCTATAAACTTCCTTATTTCTTTGACTATGACAAGGAGTTCGATGACATCTTTCAATCTAGTTATTTTAAGAATAACAAGCAAGATGACATGAATCAATTGATCATCCGTAATCTTACGTTTGTCAAAAAGATTGAAAATCAACGTAAACACACCCATAGCCTAGAGTATTGGTTTACTGATGATAAACTAAATAAAGTTATGTTAGACTTTCCTATTAGCAATCCGTTATTGAGTCTACTAGACGAAAAGATCAATAAAGGTACTTTGTGCATCACTAGCAAATATGTTAGGAGACGTAAAGACCTGAACGAATTTTTCGTGTGTGCTGATAAATGGGTATTCGCGTGAGCGAGAAAACAACATCATTATTATTGGCTTTCCTATACACAAAACAAAATAAAATTTTTGGCAATATTCAGACCTCCAGACATGAAGGTCTTTTGCCATATATCTGTGTGACATTCAACTATTCAGGCAATGATGTAGTAGTGCAGGTATACAATGATAATTTCATCAAGATAAAAGTAGATAGTTATTCATGGAATATATGCGACAGTATCAGAACTTTGCGAGATTCCATATACAAACTAGAATACTATAACTACAGATATTGACCAAAATTCAATAAAACGACAGGCTACGTAAGTTATTGATTTTAAACACCTTTTTTGTTGCATAAAAACAACAAAAAAAGGCTTGACTTTGGGTGCTATTGGGCATATAATTAGTACATAGAGTTGAGAAAAGGAACTGAAATGTCTGCACTAGTTGAATACACCCTCGAAATCTACAAGACTGACAAGCGTACTAAAGAAGGTAAGCGTCTTGTCACTAAGCAAGATTTTGCCCCCAGCACTAAGGACTACATCAACGCAGTAGTAGAAGGTAAGCGTAAGTTGGGCTTCATTGTAGAAGTGTTTGAGACTTATGTGACCCGCAAAAACTTGGTAGGTGGTCGAGAGTTCCAAGAACGCTATGACACCCCTTATTTCTGTTCGCCTAGTAGCGAATCTTATTGGTCAATGTAAAGGAGTTTATATGGGCTACCGTGTATTGAGTGAGCGTGAAGTCAAATGGCAACCACGCAAGGGTCTTGAAGGTCCTTTCTTTTATCCTAGTGGTGCGGTGTTGTATTACGATCCTAAAGCAGGTGAGTACTATGACCCACAGACCGATTTCTACGTTCCTAGCGATGAGGTCTCTAGGTTGCAAAATCAAATTTTCGATAAGGTGAGGATGTAACATGGGATTCTTTAGTTGGCAATGTGCCAAATCTGATAAGCCTGTCATGGCAGAAGTTGCGGTACGAAACAGTCCATGGGAATTCTCTAGTGATGTTGTCGTATTATTCAATAACGGTGATCGTATCAGTGGTACTTACGACGGATATGGGCGTGTCAATGGCATTGAATTACTTGACTACTCGGAAGAACGATGGCGAATGGTGATCTCAAAATACTATAACGGCGAATCATTTGACATTCTGCCTAAAAACAAGTATGATAGAGGTCAAGGTTTCTTTTATAGTGATGAAGAATTAGAGGAGATTTTCAACAATGGCTAAATTAAAAGGTAAGACTATGACCGCACGAAATGCGAAGCGTATTGTAAAGAAAGTTGTTAGTAAAATGTTCCCGTTTATTTGGCAACATAAATCAAGAGACCCTAATATTCTTTATCCAAAAAATGAGATGAAGCGTGTCAAGGGCGTACATAACGAAATTTCATTTGCTGATCGTGTAAAGGAACTTGAGAAAGATCCGCGATTTGCACCGCTTGTCCGCAAGATTCAAAAGAAGTTCGCGGGCAAACTTAAAATGTCTGATCGCCCCGATTTCAAATGGGTACCTATTAGTTTGGTTGTGATTGATCTTGATATTCAACGAGATATCATTATTGAACACTTGTTTGAAATTCTTGAAGATTTTCATCCATGGCGTATCAGCCCGGTCTTTGCTGTCAAGGATCCGGGTGTAGAGAAGTATCATGCCTGCGATGGACAACACAACACTACTGCTCAAATGGTTTTGTATGCGGCTCAGATTTGGGCTGATATGACAGGCGAAGAAATTATGGTACCGGTGTGGTATGTTGAAACATCTGATCGTAGTTTTGCCCGTGACTTGTTTACTTTCGTAAATGGTAAGGGCCGCCGCAATGTCGATGATTACACTATGGTTCGTAACGATCTGTACAAGATCCGTATTGACGGCAAAACCGAAAAAGACGATCCCGAAGCATGGGCTAATCATATCAAAGTTAAGGCTTTAGAAAAAAATAACTGCACACTTACCAAGAAGGGTGATAAAGAAAACGAGGGTTTGGCTGGATCCACTACGCATATTGATGCTGTTGTAAAACGTTCTGAAAAAGTTTTAGATCATATTACTGCTGAACATGATTTGTATTTTCCAGATCAGCCAATTCATAATACTGAGTATGGTTTCTTTGAAAGTTTCTATAAGGAATTTATTGAGACTAAGATTTATAAGGATCGTAATGACCCTGATTTCCGTGAATTTATGGATGAAATTATGGGTACTTTAAGCAAAGGTTTTTGGTCTATGAAGAATCTTTCAACTCAGACAGGTAAGGCATGGACTGCACACTACCAAAGTAAACACGGCTCATTAGCAGAGGTTCCAAGCCCGCCCTTTAGCGTACCCGCTGGCATTATATGCCGCGCTTATGTTCGCAATGGTGGTACACATAAAGTACTTGAAATCGCCGATACAGGTATCTTAGCGAAACCGGATATCTATGATTTTTTAGAAAACTATATTGTAGAACGCTACAAGTAATGATTACTCTACTGGATAATTTTACAACAGGTATATACCTAATCAAAACTGTACATAAGGTACCGTTGTTACTTGGCTCAGATGAGTTTGTGCATCTTGATGGGTGGGGTCGAACTACCCATGAAGAAAAACGAATCAAGGCATATATAGGTCATACAGGTTGCGCACAACAATTTGGTGATCTATACTATGGACCTACCGACTTCATGGAGGATTTAGAAGATAGTCGCAAGTCTTTACAGGCTCATACTAGTATAAACGTAGGTCGTTGGACATGGGAATGGGTTGATCCTAAAAGTGGTATTACATATGCTGACTTAAAAAATTGGTTTGAGAGTAAGATGAGGACTGCCCCGTGCCCGATATATCGGGTAAAGTCTGAACACATGCCATATGGTCCTTTCACCGGGAATCCTATGTTCAATATCGTAGATATTTGTGCAGATCCGACTAGATTTTTAGAACCCGTCTAAGTTGTTGTTTTTACACAACATTTAAGGCGTTGTAAGTTGTTGATTTACAACGCCTTTTTTCCGTGAAAATAATGGAAAAAAGTGGCTAAAAAGGCTTGACTTTGGGTACCCAAGGGACTATAATTAATACATAGAGTTGAGAAAAGGGAACAGAAATGCAAATCGCTACAGCAATCAAAGTGATCCAAAAAGATGCAGAATTTTTGGGTTTGGGCTTCTTGGAAATGATGCAGTTTATTCAGACTAGCCCATTGGCCCAGACGCAAGAAACAATGAAAGCATATCGTGTCGTTATGGCCGAAGGTGCTAAGATGTTTGCCCCGGCTTGACATTAGCCCTGCAAGGTACTATAATAGTTATATCGTAAGTTGATTAATTGGAGATGAGTATGTCAACAGTTCGTATTTTAAATGGGTCTTATCGTAACACTCAAGTTGTTGATCAGATGTTTACGCTGGTCAAGGGCTTTCAGTCAGGTAAGAAAGGTAACTATGTCACGGTGCGTAACGAGGGCCAGTTCCCTGAGTTTAGCGGCATCGATACAGTCAAGGTAAAGGTAGATTCAATGAATGATATTGAGTTTGTAGGTGGTGCAGTTGCACAAGTGCCCAGTACTAAGCAAGTTGCTGTGGCTCCTGTAGAGACTGACGAGGAAGCAATCGCACGTATTCGCACACGTTTTGCGATTCTTGATGAAATGTCGGCGGCTACTACTAAGGGTGGCATTCGCGCAATGATCGTATCAGGCCCCCCGGGTGTTGGTAAATCATTCGGTGTTGAACAGCAGTTGGAAAAGGCCGCTATGTTTGACAAGATTGCAGGTCGTCCCCTCAAGTTTGAAATCGTCAAAGGTGCTATGACAGCACTGGGTCTCTATGCTACATTGTTCAAGCATAGTGACAAGAATCACGTATTGGTGTTCGATGACTGTGATAGTGTGTTGATGGATGATCTCGCATTGAACATTCTCAAGGCTGCACTTGACAGTGGTAAACGTCGGCGTATTTACTGGAACAGTGATTCTAGCATGTTGCGCCGCGAAGGTATCCCTGACAGTTTCGACTTCAATGGTTCATGCATCTTCATCACTAACATCAAGTTTGATCACTTGAAGAGCAAGAAGTTGCAGGATCACTTGGAAGCACTTCAGTCACGTTGTCACTTTCTTGACTTGACTATTGACACCGAGCGTGACAAGATGTTGCGTATCAAGCAAGTGCATCAGGATACTGATGGTGGATTGTTTCGCGATTACTTTTTCGAGAATGATGAAGGTGATCAAGTGTTGCAATTCATGTTTGACAACAAGGCCCGATTGCGTGAGTTGAGTATGCGTATGG